TCAGATTTTGACTGATTTCTGTGTCAGAGAATCAAGGTCTTTCTTTATTCTGTTCAATGTTTCCTGAGTTTCAAGGATTACAGGTAACAGAACTTCCTGAATATAGCCGGGAGTGAGTAATCCGGCTACCGCAAGCTCATTAGCACGTTTAACCGACTGATTAAGGTTTCCTCCAGCCCAGGAAAGTTCATTCTGATATTTGCGGTAAAACAGACCGAGATCATTCATCAGTTCGAGCTGTCTTTTGGTTCCGATATTTGAATACTCTGCCAGTGCTGAACGTATATAATGGCTCACGGATGAATAGGAGGCAGATTTCTCCTTAAACTGTTGTACTTCCTCCGGTGTCATCCTTACCTTGATGTACTTGGTTCTCTGATTCTTCATACTTGGATACATTGGTGGTTAGGTTTCCCGGACCATCTTTCGCCATGCGAAACAGCGGCCAGCCGCTCCGATGCGCCAGCATTCGGCAAGTTACTTTTGTGAGTACGAAACGGAGTTTTGTGACCACAAAAGTACAACTTGCTTGGAAAACTCTGCACGGCAGAACGATGCCTTCCGGGAATGATTATTACACCCAAATTTACCGGAGAAAGCCGTTGCAAACCGAAATCAACAACACAATTCTTTGGAGGCATATTCCGGCTTACCATGTGCTGTAGCATCCGGTTGTTTTGGAATATCCATGTAGCGGAATATTGTTGTATATAGTCCTAAAACTTATCAAACCAATTTTCGTGTATTCAGAAACAGATGCTATAAGTATTATTCAATCTTAGAACCATAAAAATCGCAGTAATAAGAAATAATGTTTCGATATATATGGTTGGATAAACCAAAGTTTCAAAAACACACAAGATGTAGTTATATGGAATAGATGGCTATTGTTCTCATAAAACCTATATCCAATATAATATGTAGTCCTGATACCATGATAGTATGGTAAAAGTATCCTGATTATCTAAGTTATTGGAATCCTAATAAAAGGGAAAATAAAATCTTGTTGCTGATTCAGCTGATGAAATGGCTATCGGGAAATCTTATTTTATCTGAACTGTATTGCAGAAACATTCAGGTAGAATAACCCTGTAATCAGAGTTTGGAGATACCTCGTTATCATGATGATATAACACTGATAATCAGTAGAAAATCTACTCGGATAATAAGAAAATAGTGTTGCGCAAATTTCTGTATCTCATTGATTTTTAGTATATTTATATAATTAATAAACTCTTATACTCATAAATATTACACATTATGTTTGAACTGCTGTTGATTATATATCTGCTGCCGGTACTTATTATCGGTATGCTGCTCCTGAAACTAGTATTCTGGCTTTTTAGGATTGCCATACGTCTGACTGTCTGGTTGGTCAAGAAAACTTTCATTCTTATATGGAAGCTTATCGTACTTGTCTTTGCCATACTTATAGGCCGTGAAGTATTGCCCTGGAATCAACCGGACAAATAGAAAGAACCGTATCAGTGAGTGAAATGATACGGTTCTGATAAAGATAAGTAGAATCCTCCCTTTGTGTTAATGGCTTGTTTCAGTTTTCCGATTACATGAATCCTTTTCCCTTGCTTCTTTCATACACAACTTCCTTCTTGGAATCACAGTTCATAAGACGGAACTGAACCATACATCCTATAGGTATATCCTTGGGTAACTGTTCAACCAGTCTGTCGATAACCTGGTCTACATTACTGAAACCAATGTCTGTTATTTCACCGATAACGTCACCTTTGAAATATGCACGGCCATAGATCATCATCTTTTTGGTGATACGGAACATCTTGTCTGCCGGTGTCTCGAAGTCACGTGCCTTGCCTTGCTTGCTCTTCTTGCTGCTGAAGAAAATGAAGTCAATCACTTTGGCATTTAGTTCCCAGGCAGGAGTGAAGTCTATCTTGACATAGCCTCTTGTTATATTCAGTCCATGACTATGGTTCATGCCGAAAGCAACTTCATACAGATTGGCATCACAGTCGTTTTGGGCAATTGTAGCCCAGGTATGACGGAAAGTATAATAACAGTAGTAATCCTCTTTCTTCATTCCCATATCAGCACATATCTTTCTGATTCCAATGTTTACGTTGGCATTGAAACTGTCCGGATTGCTGTAACGCTTATGGAATTTGAAAAGATATTCATCATTCTCGTCTGAAAGATATTTGTCAAATGTGGCCTGAATGAACGGTTCCACGCGCATTTCAATATAGGCTTCGTCTTTCCGGCTGTGCTTTGTCTTAGCTCTTTTATATCCGATAATACCATCCTTGTAGTTTTCTTTTTTAAGCTCAAAAATATCTACGGTGTTTATTCCACCTAGACACAAAGATAGGAGTGCCACGTCTCGGCCCAGTTCCGGAAGAGAGGAAATCATTTTGGTTTCCGGTAGGGGGCGATTGAAGAATTCCCTACATGCCTCTGCACTGATGGCCCTTTGGACCGTACTGTCAGATTTAGGAATAGATACCTTTAACCAAGGATTGTATTTGATTCGCACGATACCACGTTCTTCATCGTTCAGCTCTATAAGTGCCCTTTTGAATATCTGTCTTAAACAAGTCGGATACATTTCTTTCGCCCTGTTCGTCAACGAAAGGCTATTAATCCATCTTGTCAAAACAGAAGATGACAAGTGAGTAAACATCACTCTGGTTGTTCCCAAATATCTTTCAAGGTGGTTTACAGCCAGACGATAGTTCTTAGCATTACGTTCATGTCCTTCAGAGGCCATACGGTTAATGAACCTTGTTGCATAGTCACTAAAACATATTTCTTCATCTGAATGGATAAGAAATTCAATTAGTTCAGCAACAGAATAATTTGAGACATCCTTACGGTTTATCATATCGCTATAACGTAGGATTTCTCGTGAACAATATTCGTTGACCACAATATCCTTGATTTCGCCATTCTTGGTGATTTGCTTGTCCGTAATGAGTTTATCGGTTTTAATATAACCCATTCTTGAACGGTGGACAACACGAATGTACACTGGATAAAATCCGTCAGCTCTCTTTTTTCTTACGACTACTTTAAATGTTGCCATATCACATTGATTTATAAGTTATTAAATGGTGTATGCGTTGGTGTATGCGCCACTGTTCAAAAGTGTATGCGTGGTGTATGCAAGTACCGTTTATTTGGCTCATTTTTTGCGGACAAATGCACGAACCGCCTAAAAACAACTTAGGCTGTAACGCCTGATAAACAGTTCGTTACAGCCTAAATCAAATATTATCCTATATTGCTTATGCTTCCTCAATAGCAGCCTGCGCCACTGAAACTTGTAGTTGATATTCAGATATATACAAAATACAGCAAAACATAGTAAAAACATAAGCTATAAAAAGAGAACACTCTTGTATCTTTCTTTTGTTACTATTTCTACTTCGCAGACTTACCATAAAGCGACTTTTCTGTCTTACGGTCACAAAAGTAACGTATTGTTTCCATACTGGTGAATATTTTAACTACTTCTTTCAACTTTAATCCGTATCTCCCTATTTCCCCTCTCCTATTATACATTCTCTCCATATCTTCCGTTACTGTGGCAGATTAGCCTCTTTTGATAAAGAATATGGATTACACTGATCCTGCAAAGACCTCCTTTGCTTTGGGTAAGGTGATAAACTTACTTTTACTATTGAAATATAGGAACAAAAAAATAGAAAGATTTATTAAGTCTAATCTACAAGTGCCTAACATAATGTATATTATTTTTGTATATTAAACTTTTTTGTTGCGTTGTGATACTTGTTGGAGTTGTATCACAACGCAAATATAATATCCAAATATGGATATTTGCTTATTTATATTGTTAAAATAAGCAATATATTGCTATTTGGAATAATTCTAAATAAGCATAAGCATGGAAATTGATGTTAAACAGAGACTTAGAGATGCAATAAAGTCACAAGGAGAAAGCATTAGCTCCGTTAGTAAATTAATAGGAGCAAAACAAAACACGCTTTCAAGACAAATAAATACGGACGCTCCTATTCCATTAAGCAATATATTGCTTATTATTGATGCATTGGGATTAAGTCCATCTTGGCTCCTCGCCGGAGAAGGCGATATGTTGAAATCAGATGTTCCGACCGCCATTCCAGACTCATCAGGCATTCCGCTATACCGTACAGAGGCCGCAGCAGGTTTTGGAAATGAAAATTTCAATATTACAGAAAAGGATATTGAAGCCAGATATAAGATAAAGGAACTTGAAGCAGCTTCATTTATGCTTCATGTTAGAGGGGATAGTATGACTCCTACCTATAATAATGGAGATGTTATTGCGGTGCAAGTAGTAAGAGATAATCGCAATATCCAATGGGGAAAGCCGCATTTAGTCAGCTCCAAAACCGACGGATTACTTATAAAGAGAATCTACGATGATGATGGAGATATTATTGCCGTTAGCGACAATGCAACATATCGTCCTATTCATATTCGTAAAGACGATATCACCGGTATTGCAATAGTAAAGGGATTTGTTAGGTTTGAAAATTATTAAAAACATAATAGGAAGAAATTTGAAAAAATATGTGGACATTAGCTTTATCATTAATGGAAGGGATAGCAATGAGTGTTCTTATCTTTTTCGTAATATACATCGGTATGAAAATGGAAGGCGAGTTTGAGCGGTTGAGTGTTCGAGATGATTTGTTATCGTGGATAGCTTGTTGCTCTCCTTGTTGTACTATATTGGTCATGGGTATGAATGACCTAATTTGTAATCATAATGTTGTTGCCTTTTTAGCTATTATGTCATTTGTAGCTCCAATTATCATAGCGGATCAGTTCTCGAAAAAGAAAAAGGAGGTAGAGAAAGCTCAAAATCGTATCAACGAATTGGAACAAATCATTCGTCGACAAGATAAAGAAATTAGTGAGATGAAAACAAGAAACGGTCGATTGTAAAATAAATATGTGGGAAAGATAAATACATACCTATCTATAGGTTTACTTCAAGTAAAGATAAATTTTTTGGAAAAACAAACTAAATATAAACGACATGAGAAAAATCTTAGTTATTATTTCTATTCTATTTGTATGTATATTTATTTCTTTTGCAAAAGAAATAAATAGAACATTTTACGGATTAACCTTTCACACAAGTTACAAAATAGTGAGATGGCATTTAGAAAAAGAAAAACACAATGTATTGGAAGAAGATCAAAGTATTGTTATGTATGATAATGTTCGTATTGGAGGTTTCAACTTTGACAATGCTACTCTATCTTTTTATAACGATTTATGGAAATCTGTAGTATATTCATCTGGACATATTAATAAAGATCAAGCCATTGACAAATTTAATACGATAAAAAATGCGTTAACATTAAAATACGACATGTATGTACTAAAAGAAGATACTGATATTATAATATTTGAAGATGACAGAACGGGCATAATATTATACTGGGAATATGGTGAATCAAGGGGAGGAAAAATGTTCTATTATGTTACATTATCATATTATGATAAGAACCTATCAGATAAACAGTTTCAAAAAGAACAAGATGAGTTATAAATAGGACCAAACCACAATTACACCTTATGGGCAAAATATTATAGATGAATCATTTAACAAATCTTGAATAAATTCATATGAACACAAAAATTAAACAGACATTAAAGTTACTTTTAGTTGTAACTTTATTGGTATCCTTGACTGGAGCCGCTCAAGTGGCAAATGTATATATTTGCACTGGTAGGTACGCTAAAGTGTACCATTCCAGCAAGAACTGCAAAGGACTGGATAATTGTAAAGGGGAAGTTAAGTTGGTTTCTTTGGAAACGGCTAAACAACAAGGTAAACGAGCTTGTAAACTGTGCTATAAAAAATAGAGAGAATCCCCCATCACCAAGTTTAGATGCTTAGCGATGGGGAAATCCAGATTATAGCCCCTGAGTGTAAATAAAGTGTTCGATAATTTGCGAATATTTGCAAAAAAGGTAACTTTGCACAAAGGAACGGAAAGATATGATTATTGAATTTGACAAGGACTATTTGCGTGAACTCTATACAGAAGGTAGAACGAACGACAAAAAGCACCGCTACCAGCCAGAAGTGATAAGGGGTTATCAAAAGGCAGTTTTCGTGCTTTCTTCCGCAAATACCATTACCGACTTGTTCCGAAACAATGCACTCAATTACGAGGTTTTGAAAGGGGATAAGAAAGGTATTTCATCCGTGCGGATAAATCGGCAATACCGACTTGAATTTACCGTTAGGGATGTTATGAACGAGCAAATAGTAACAGTCTGCCGTTTGCTGGATATTAGTAATCATTACAAATAGTTGTGGATATGGAAACAAAAAAAACTTACGCACCGCACGAGCTACAACCGTCCACCCCGATACATCCGGGAGAAATACTGAAAGACGAGTTAGAATCACGTGGAATGTCGCAAAGGAAATTTGCGGCTGTAATTGGTGTTTCTTATTCCGTGCTTAACGAGGTGATAAACGGCAAACGCCCGATAACCACCGAATACGCATTGAAGATTGAGGCGGCAACCGGAATACCTGCTTACATATGGGTGAATATGCAATCCAATTACGACATGCAGACCGCTCGGCGTGACAGTAAGCTGTCTGCGATATTGGATAACATACGCAAGGCTGTTGCTGTTTTGTAACGTTTACGCAAGTTTTCTTTTAAGGCATATTTTAAAGGCGGCGAATTTATTTTCGTCGCCTTTTTTATTACATAAAAGTTTAACTTCAACCCTAACCCAAGCGCATTCATTATCCGATAAAATGTACCTACACTTGGATTAAATGTTTCAATATAATACAACCTGTTCGGGTCTTATTTGCGTTTCTTTCCTGATGTAGATAATATACATTATGTTAGCGACAAAGCAAAAGCGAAGAAAAAAGACAGTCATTGACGGAATAGTAATGCGCCCTGTCTGGACTGAAACATTTAAGAATTTCAAGGTTGGTGAATCAAAGACATTCTACCGACCGGACCTAACCACAACCCAGGCCCGTGTCATAGCTGCAAGGCTGAACACTTCCACAAACATGAAATTTTCTGTCTCTACTGGAGAATTGGAAGAATACTGTATTGTAAAACGAGAGGTATGAGTTATTGTCTCTCAGATGATAACAATCACAAAGTTAAGCAATCCCAGCAGAGGGTAGTGCCTCCGCTGGGAACAAAAAAACAAACAACCCTATGAACGCAGAAATAACATTCTTCGAGAAATCGGTCACCTACGACAAGTTTGTGACGGATATAGCCGCCCGTCTCGCTTCATTCATGAAAGAGGACAAAGACGATCCGGAATATATCTCACAGCGGAGAGCGGAAAGAATATACGGACAGGCAAACGTACTCCGCTGGAGAAGATCAGGAGCTATCAAACCAATAATAAGACCGGGTAAGATAGAATATCCAACGGCCCAACTGAAAGAGTTAAGCCGTGTAGACGAGATATTCATCAGATGGCAATTGAGCAAAAAGAAAAAATAAACCAACCGTCGGAGTTTTCCGATATCCGCTCCTTTAGCTCAGACAGGTCAGAGCAGATCACTCATAATGATAAGGTCGCCGGTTCAAGTCCGGCAGGGAGCACCGATATAGACGTTCTTTAACATTGTGGATTAAATCCTGCCTTCCAGTAAATAGGCTTTTGCTTGGGCTGGTAGACGGGTCGTTTCAATCGATCAGCAACAAACTGTATGAGGTTATCGCTTCCGGTGTTGTTTAACCGGTGTTGTCGATGTGAGGTTGTGACGCGTAACGTTCATCTTTCAGATGATCCCTTTCGGTGTTACTCGGTCATGGAGTTGGTCAACCGTCGTTACGAATAAGATATATCCCGGACATGAAGGCGCTACGCTGCTGATTGGATCGGCCTCCGGGAACGAATTAAAAAACGTGATTATGAAAGTACTTATTCAAAAAGAAGTAAAGACAAAACGCTTACGTGAAGTAAGAATCGGGGAAACCTTTAAAAAAGAAATGCACATTGCAGAACAGGTAACAACCCTTTATATCATAGGAATCCCCGTTTTCCGGAAGAAAGAATTATTCAGCGATTAATTCCCTGATCTGATCAAGACTTTGATCTACATACAAAACAGCAGTAGCATCCGATCTTGAATAGGCAAAATGCACAACAGAACCAGACAAGTCGCTTCTTTCGACATAAGAAATAGAATTAACATTCACGATAAATTTGTCTTTCCCAGAATTTAGTTCAATAAACTTGCTCATTTTCTTAATTTTTTTGATTTGACACTACAAAGTTAAGAAAACCCGGTACAAAGGCGCGAAGCTGTCGATCGGATCGGCTGCCGGGGACAAATTTTTACTCAACTAATTCTTTAATTTTTATTGTTTACAGCTAACGAAGTTGGCAAAACCAACTTATCCGTATCCTCTTGCGACAAGCCGATACGGTTTCTTTTTTGACTCTTTTTATTTCCATACTATATAACTCGTGGCAATCCCTATCCGGGTATCCTTGCGGTGGTTGGTTAAGAAGACCGTATTGCCACATAACAAACATTGATATGAAAGAAATATTTATTCCGCCTTAGAGATGGTTGGGCGGCCAAATAAACAAGGTGAAAATTTTAATTATATCAACGTGTCTCGCCTAAAAAGCTCACCTGGGTTTACACGCGGATCGAGTCCGCGATTGGCCTCAGTTATTTTTTATTGGTTTAGAATAAGTAGTAATATCGCCGTATCGGCCTGTGACAGGTAGATACGGTTTCCTTTTTGAAACAAATTTAAAAATCAACGATATGGAAACAGAAAACAAAATCATCTTTGTGATGGCCTTGCCTATGGCAATAGGCAGTGGTGTCGGGATGTTCTACAACTATTCCCTTGTTCTCTTCTTTGCATGTGGCCTTTCCTTATTATATGCAATACATAAGGAGGAACGGAAATGAAGGAGATCTACATCAAGAACCCGGACGGCGATCTTTGCTACGACGGAGAAGAAACCAATGATCCAGAATTCGACGAAATGTTGGAAGATTGGAGGTTTGAAATGAACACGTACAACTATTAAAATATAGCAAATGAAAACAAAAGAAGACTTGCAGGCGATGAGCCACGGAGAGCTCGTTGAATACGCATTGGAAGCACAGAATAACATAATTATTGCATGTGACTATCAAAGAAAATGCATAAGGCTGGAGGAGATCCTTTCCGCCATCGGCATCGTATATGAGGCTTACAAAAACGAACAACATTAAAACAGTATAATAATGGAACAACAGATTCAAACAACAGAACTGCAGATTACCCAGGCAAAACAAGCTGCCGAATTTGCACTTACTCCGGTCGGACAGATAGTGAAACAGTTCGAGGTCATGCAACGCATGGCAAAGATGTACACGGAAAGCACAATCGTACCAGAAACCTATAAAGGCAATGTTGGCAACTGTGTGATTGCGATTGATATGGCAACACGTATGGGCGTGAATTCGCTGATGGTCATGCAAAACCTTTACATTGTCAAGGGCAACCCCTCATGGTCGAGCAAATTCCTTATTGCTACCATCAACATGAGTGGTAAATATTCATCCCTACGATACCGAAAACGAAGTCTCGGTAAGGTCGGAAAGATCAAATATAACGAAACGGTTTGGGATAATGTTGCTAAGCGTAATACCATAGTGGTAAAAGAGTTTGACGGTACAGATGTTGACAACATTGAATGTATTGCCTACGCAACTGAACTTTCTACAGGGGAGACACTTGAATCCGATCCTATAACGATTGAAACGGCAATTAAGGAAGGATGGTATACAAAAACCGGTAGCAAGTGGGTTACAATGCCAAGCCTTATGCTTACTTATCGTGCTGCTGCATTCTGGCAACGTATGTACTGTCCTGAAATCAGCATGGGATTCTTGACTAAAGAAGAAGCTGACGACATACAGGATGTCGAATATGAAGAAATCAAGCCCAAAAACAAGCTGGCCGATCTGGCAAGCAAAGCAGCCGTCCAAAAAAAAATGGAAGAACAGCAACCATACCCGGCTGAAAAAGCAGAGACGGATAGTAAACAACCCTCACAAAAAACCCTGTTATGATTGATAATGCAGCACAGCATACGATAGCTTGGTTCCGCGCCCGTCATGGGAATATCACAGGCAGCAATGTCGGCTTACTAATGAAAAGCGGGCGCACGGACATCTTTTCTGAAACGGGGAAAAGCTACATATATCAAATAGCATCAGAAAGGGCAATGAATCCGGCTATCGTTAATGACGATAGCCAGTTTGCCGAATATCTCAAGCAAACGGAAGTGACCAGCAAGGCGATACGATGGGGCAACGAACAAGAGGCGGATGCTCGCAACCTGTATGCCGAAATATCCGGTCTGCATATTGTGGAGGTCGGTTCGTGCAAACATCCTACCATTCCACATTTTGCCAGCAGTCCAGACGGTTTTTACTACGACGAGAACACCGGCATAAAGTCCTGTCTGGAAATAAAATGTCCCAACCAGGCAACATTCATGCGTTACAAGAACGAGATTTATGACAACGCATCCCTATTAAGCGTAAAATATGAATACTTCTACCAGTGCATGGCACACATGATGTGTACAGGGGCGAAAGAGGTATATTTCATTGCCTATAATCCATACCAATCCGATCCGATACACATCGTCCGTATCCTGCCGGATGAAAAAATATTCGCGGAGATGGATAGGCGTATACGCCTTGCTAACGATATGATAGATAAAATAATTAATTAAACCCAATATGAAAACACAGCAGTTAATAACAATAAAAGAAAGCGATCTTGAACTGATCGTTAGTGAAAAAACATTAGGTAGCCTTACTACTAATGCGATCCAAATCAGAGACATGGTAAAATCAACTCTTCCCATGTACGATATATCTAACTATAACGATGACAATATCGACCAAGCGAAGAGAGATAAAGCTGCTCTCAACAAGGCGGCCAAACTTCTCAACTCAAAACGTCTTGAAATCGAAAAGGAATTTATGAAACCTTTCGGGGAGTTCAAGGAAGTTGTGGCTGAAACCGTAAAATTGATTGGCGAATGCTCTGCCAAGATTGACACGGTAGTCAAGCAGAACGAGCAGCAGTATAAAGACAAGAAACTTGCCGTTATCCGTTCCTACTTCGACGATGGAAATACGAATCTGATCGACTTTCGGAAAATCTTCAAGCAGGAATGGCTTAACAAGTCCACAAGCATGAAAGCGGTACAAGCAGACATTGAAACGGTTTTCGCTAAGGTTGACGAAGATCTTGAAACGCTTAAAGGCTTTGGCGGTGATGATTTTGACGTACTTCGCACATACTATATGGACACGATGAACATTGGCGATACTATCCAGTATGCTAATCGTCTGAAGGAACAACGCGAACGTACCCAAGCAGCAGAAGAAGCACGTATCAAAGCTGAACAGGAACGAAAAGAACAGGAAGAAGCACGTAAGAAAGTAGAAGCAGAACAACCCAAAGTTAGCCAACCCAATCCTTTTAATACGGCTAATCAAAGGATGAATGGACAACCTTCTTTTATGGATCAGCCTAAAGAACAGCCTGTGCCGGCACAGCCGGAACTTCTAACTCGTGCCTTCAAGGTCACAACAACCCGTGAAAATATTATCGCTCTCGGCAACTTCATGAACGAACACGGCATTGACTTCGACAAGATAGAGGTTCCATGACTTGAGGATGAAGACAGGATAAGTAAAACAGATGTTAAAACAATCATAGGTCTGCTCAGTCGGTCGCAAGTACTAATAGACGCCAACTGCTCTAAGCCGGTCGATCTGGATGTAGCCCGCAGATGCAGGAAGATGGCCCGTAAATTAGAAAGGAGCTTGAAATGAATGATTACGAATACATCCCGGACTGGAAAGTCTGGGGATAGTCAATAGTGTGTTTTGCATGGTATTAGTTTAGGTTAGTTTCCCCTTGCCGTCCGTGAGGATATGCAGAGGGGAGTTTTGGGACGAAAGGAAGTGATCACATAAGCCATGCGTCAGAGCGGTTCGATTCCGCTCCGTCCCGCAAATAAGTTGAACGAATTAAAAGAAATAGAGTATGATGCACAATTGGTTTGAATGTAAAGTCTCCTATGAAAAGATAATGGAGGACGGAAAGCAAAAGAAAGTGACGGAGCCCTATTTGGTCGACGCCTTGTCGTTTACAGAAGCAGAGGCACGTATCATTGAAGAATTAACCCCTTTTATCAGCGGTGAGTTTGTGATAAAAGACATCAAGCGGGCAAAGTTGTCCGAGATATTCTTCAATGAAAATGGCGACCGCTTCTATAAGATCAAAGTCTACTTCATTACGCTTGATGAGAAAAGCGGAGCTGAAAAGAAAACAGCTGCACAGATGCTGACACAAGCCTCCAATTTGAAAGAAGCTATCGAAGTACTGGAAAAAGGAATGAAGGGCACTTTGGCCGATTACGAAATTGCTTCTGTCACCGAAACCGCACTCATGGATATATTCCCGTATGATGCCGAAGATGACAAAAATACGGATAAAACAGCCGACGCCAACAATCCATCTGTCCGCAAATTCTTCCAGTCCCTACCTGAAGGATGTAAGACGGAAATCACCGTATCGGGAAAGAAGATCATCGTAGACAAGACCGGACGTGACACGGTTGTAACACCGATGGATGAAGGATGAGAAAGGAAACAGTTCGATGGATTTTGGATACGACATACCGGACTATGAACCGGATGAATACGATAATTACGATTACGAATGAGACATATAGAAGATCAATTACAAAAGTCAATAGTCAGATGGTTCGATTTGCAATATGCGAACCTCAGACACTTGCTGATACACGTTCCTAACGGAGGCTATCGCAATGCAGTCGAGGCGGCGAAGTTTAAACAAATGGGTGTCAGAGCCGGGGTCCCGGACCTCATTTTGCTATATCCAAATAAAGAACACCCGTTTATGGGGATCGAGTTGAAGGCCGGCAAAAACAGGCAATCCGTACACCAGAAGGAATACGAAGCTGAGTTTGGTCGGATCGGCGCCAAATATGTCGTTGTCCGTTCGATCGGCGAATTTATGAAAGTTGTGAATGAGTACTTAAACAACGTATGACGATGGAGAAAGAGATAAAAGAAATAAGCGATTATCTAAACACCACCTGCTCGAACAATCCGGCGGAAATACAAGAGCGCATATCCGTCATCATGGTCTACATGATGCGTACCGGCGAAATGCTCGCAGAGGCAAAAAAAATACTCCGGAAGAAAAAGTCTGACGAGATACAGAACATGATCATCCGGATAGCGAAAGAAAATTGCCTGTCGGCCAAAGTGCAGAATGCCTTACTGGATAGCATCGCGGAAGACGAATGCTATCTGGTCGACCGATTGGACCGACTCAATGCTTCTTGCACGCATCAACTGGATTCACTTCGAAGCCTGCTTAGTTACGAGAAGGAATCGCTTAGACTCAATAAGACAGGATATTGATAAAGTGGAGAAGAATTTATGATATGGCAACAAGGAAAGAGTTGACAAGCTACTTTCCCCATGACAGCAATGCAAGAAACTCTGACAAACTTATACGGCTTAGAATGCGGCATAAAGCTGCCGGTTACGGTGTTTACTTTATGATCCTTGAAAGATTAAGGGAAGAACCGGAATACACGAGTGTCAAAGATTATAACATGATAGCCTTTGACCTTCGTGAAGACGCTTCCCTGATAAAATCAGTCGTTGAAGATTTTGGGTTATTTGTCTTTACCGATGACGGTAAGTACTTCTACTCCGAAAGTTTCAAACAAAGAATGGAGATTAAAGACGAACAAAGTAGAAAAAAAGCTGAAGCTGGAAAGAAAGGTCTTGAAAAAAGGTGGGGAAATAGCAAAAATATAGCAAATGCTATCGAAAATGATAGCAAAGCTATAGCAAATGCTACGGGAAATGATAGCAATAAAAGAAAAGAAAAGGAAAGTAAAGAAAAAGAAAGTAAAGAAAAGTATCCTCCCCCTCTATCCCCCGCAGGGGGAAATGGAGGATGCGGAAATAATCTTTTTTCTAAAGATTCCAATACAGATGGGATAGAAAGAAACTTCGAAGGACTGACCAACAGGCTGAACAGATTATTTATCCCTCCAGACGAGTTCAACATCATTTGCCAATTGTCGAACAATGGAGAAATAGGGCATCCCATTTGGACCATAATCCAAGCTGCTGAACGAGGAGGAGCTCGGCTGCACTCTCCCGGCAAATATATTATTTCAGAACTCAAAAAAGCAATCAAGAAATGAAAATCAATGTTTTCAAAACTCAATGTAAAATAGGTTCATCTGTCAAATACAAACAGAAAACAAGAAAAGTTGTCGACATAAACCGAAGTACCAATGAGGTTTGTTTAGACCGCCGTCTGTGGGTTCGTTGTACAGAGGTTGAGTTATTAACATCGGAATAAAAAATATATGATCATGCAAAAAGACTGGAAATTAGAAGAAATAAAGCGTCTCGAAAAGGAACGCGACAGGAACTTGGCAATACACTGTAACTATGTGGCTGCCAAACATCAAAGACTGATCGACAGACTGGAAAAGGAAATCAATCAAGACACGAAACATTAATACATCTATAACTACCTAAAATTTAAAAACAATGAATGTTAACATCAAAAATTTAAACCTGTCGGTAATCATGCCGGCGATCACCAAGAGTGGCCAACCCGTATGTAACGACCGCGAACCATCTAAAGATGACAAAGTAGAGCACGCCAGCGGACTGTATCTAATCTACGAAGACGGACACGTAGAGCCGTTTACCGGCGATAACTCCAAAGATTGTGTACGATACATCGGGTTGAAGCACGGATACATGTCATTTGCAATCTCACTGACGGAGCATGATAGCGTACAATTGCTTGACGATGATAGCCGTGAAGAATCCGGAAGTGGGACATATTACGAACGTGAATATGATGCGCTGTTTGACATTGACGGACGCGGCAATACGGAACGCCTTGTAGCCATAAATCCAAAATTGAGAAATCTGCTGGAAGATGGCGAGTATATACCATCTCTTGGTCAATTAAATTTAATGGCCCATTATATGGACGAACTAAACAAAGCATTCGCTTATGTTTCGGCATCTCCCCTCTCCTCGTCGTGGTATTGATCCAGTACCGAGGGCAGCCAGAGCTGCGCATGGCACGTGAACTTCTCCAATGGCAGCACGCTCAGCAACAACAAGTACGGCAGTCTCAGGGTTCGGGCGGTGGCAGCATTCACTTTTAAACTTTAATCTTTTGGTGCGCTCCTTTTGGAGCGTGCCTTTAAAAATCAACATTACACAGAGAAGGCAATAAAAAAAAGAAATCAAGATGGGACAAGTTAAAGGTTTTAATGACATAATTGCTGATTATTTGAAACAACGAGCAGAAGAAGATACCCTGTTTGCTCCAAAGTTTGCCAATCCAAATAAGAGTATTGATGAATGCTGCCGTTACATTTTAGGAGAGGCTCGTAAACGAGGAACTGCTGTTGCAATGAGTGACTCGGAAGTCTTTGGGATGGCCGTGCATTATTATGACGAAGAGAATATCAAGATAGAAAAAGTTTCTGCCTGTTGTTCTGTTTCTTCTTCTCGGAAAGTAAAACTCACAGAAGAAGAGAAGAAAATAGCCCGTGAAGCGGCTATCAAACGGTTAGCCGAAGAGCAATACCAATTGCTCAAAAAGAAGCCGGCGAAAAAGAAAGCAGATACAAATGTCCAACAAATGAGCCTGTTTTGATATGAAGTCGAGAACGAAATTGGAAAAGCTGGTGACGGAGTTAAGCGGAAAACTGCCTGCCATCACGAAGGAACAGGAAGACTGGGCCAAAGAGCATCTGTTTGACCATTTTGCCTACAAATGTAAGGATGAGCTATGGTGTTCCGAATGTGGTAAGATGTGGATCAATACGAGTAAAGATAAATTGGGCGACAAAATCGAATGCCCTTATTGCCATCATCAATTGGACGTAAAGGTCAGCCGGAAGCAGAAGATCCGTGAAGAGGCGTATATGTCCATCCTGCAAGTGAAAGGCGGGTTCCAGGTGATCCGGCATATACTATGTTGGAAAAATATTCGGAAGGAAACTTCTCCGGTGTGTTATGATTTTACAGAAGTGGTTCAAGAGTGGATTCGTGAAGACGGAAAACGTACGATCATAGCCCGACCGATGAACATGGGAGGTAACGGATGGATATATGGTGAACCTCTCAGTATCAAAGGAGAATATGGAAGTAGCCCCTATAACTATTACGGTGATTTATATGCGATACATGGAGAGCTTTATCCAAGGAAAGAATTACTGCCGGAATTAAAAAAACGGGGACTGAATCGACGGTTCCCAGATGTAACCCCGTCGAAATTGATACGTGATTTATTGAAAGGTGGTAACGATTCGGAATTGTGTCTGAAGACCGGGCAAATCTCCATGCTGAAGCATATGTATAGAAACGGCTTCTATCACCTTCGCTATAAACCGTCGTTCAACATCTGCAACCGTAACCATTATATTATCAAGGATGCGTCCATGTGGGAAGATTATATGTCTTTGCTGTCTTACTTTGGTAAGGATATGCGTAACGCCCACTATGTCTGCCCTAAGAACCTGAAAACTGCACATGATAAACTACTAAAGATAAAACAGGTACGTGAAGCCAAGTTGAGACAGGAAAGAGATCGAGCACAATCTATCAGTAAGCGTGAAAAGTTAATGAAGGATATAGCCGGCTTCTACGAGCGGATGGAAAAGTTCTTCGGATTGAGAATCGAAGAAGAGGATATAATCATCCGCCCTTTGGAAAGTGTCACCCAGTTTTATCAGGAAGGTAAGGTCATGCACCATTGCGTATATCAGAACGGATACTACAGACGGCCGGAATGCCTGATATTATCGGCAAAGGACACGGCTGGAAAACGATTGGAGACGATAGAGGTAAACTTGAATACACTGGATATCGTCCAGTCCCGATCCTTCTGTAACGGCGTAAGCGAGTATCACGATCAGATAGTAAAACTGGTGAAAAAGAATATAAATCTGATTCGTCGTAAAATGATTGCATAAATAAAGTAAACTATGAGGTACGCATTAAGAAAGCAGGATAAGATTGCGGCTGCAATAGGTGATGATTATTTGAAAAATCATATCCTCAAAAGTCTTGATAGTTTCTTCCGAAAGAGCAATGATGAATGTATAATCAGTTCTGTTGAATTGGACACCTATCAAACCGAATCAGGAGAAAGTTATGCCGTGTTAAGAGTTAATGACCTTGCAGATGATAACGCAATGTTGGAGTTTGCGGTAATTGGGAAAGAGTTCGATGTTTTAAAACTTGCCTTTTTAGGCAGAATGAAAGGATAGAACAATGAAAATAAGCAAGAAAGTTCTCAAGGGGATTAAGTCAGAGGCACTTCGATTGAAACAGATATACGAAGCCCCGAACCCCGAAGTTGATAAAATTATTTCCGAATTACGTGAGGAAGCAAAGGGGAAGCCGGAAAACATGAGCAAGGATGAAGAAATTGCCTACATCCTCGGAAATGCTGACGAAAGGCATTGCAGCGAATGTGTACACTACGAGGCTTGCCCGAACTGTCAGATGTACTGCAAAGCTCTGCAACGGAGAATAACAGCAAGGAAATCTGCCAAGAACTGCAAGTATTACAAATCATTTATCAAGGAGGTAAAGAAATGACAAAAATAAAATTGAATTGGGCATACGCAAAAGGCGAATTTGACACCGATACATTGAAACTGATATGTATTCCGGCAAGAGGGAAGCGTGTGTTGGGTCCCGATGAATTGGACGCAGAACTTTGTATCAAAGATGGCATGAACTACCAAATAGCAGAAATCCATTTGGGAGATGTGGAAAGTTCCAATGTCCTTTGCAATGAGATAGCAAGGCGATGGAATGAGTTTAATTCACGGACTAATATTAACTCAGTATGGCATGATGTGAAAGAATGCCCGGAAAGGAAAAGGGAATATCTTACTCAATGTAAGAATGACAGATTTAACGTAATCTCTGATTCAATGGATTGGGATAATTTTTATAAAAAAGCCGAAATTATCCGTTGGGCATACATTGAAGATTTGATACCGAAAGGAGGCAAGGAATGATTAAGATAATACTTCAAATGGCCTGTTCTCTCTTATTTATATTCGCACTTACATCAGGCGTATCAATCCAATTTAAGCCGTTTCATATATCGTTTGCTTATCCATTTTTCGGATTAGGAATGGTATTGATCACTATAGGCTTTGCCTTGTGTGTTGGGTCGTTTTACTACAAAGGTATTAAGGATAGTGGATATGAAGAAGGTTATAGTAAGGGCTTTGACACTGGGACCGAATATGTTATTGACTTAATTAAAGACAAAGAGAAAGGAGATGAATAATGGAACGAGAAGATATTGAAAAAGCAGCAAAAGATTATTCCATAGGTAAAACACATTTTCGGAGAAGCGTTCTCAAAGAAGTGGATGCAGACGATTATGTTCTACGCAAGGATAATTGCCGTGAAGACTTCATAACAGGTGCAGAATGGCGCATCAACAGCGTGTGGCATGATGCTGCAAACGGGAAAGCAGAAAACAAACCGGCATTGATAGAATACACACATAGGGATGGCAGTTGTGGATATTTGGTCGTACCCAACCCGCAGGAAGTGAAAGAGGCAATCGATCGCTGGGCATACATCGAAGACTTACTACCTAATACGGAGGAATGAATATGAATAAAATAGAAAAACTTATAGAGAAAAAGAGCGTCCTGGAAGAGAGATTGTATAAAGAAGAGCGCAGAGAAATTGAAATGTTGAATAGAAGAGGTTTTGGATATGCGATGCGACATGTCAAAATTGGTTTCTCTACACGAAAATCAGATGCTCTCAAAGAACGCATTAGAATTATCAGTGAACAAATTAACGAATTAAAGAAGTTAAATGAAAGCAATAACAATTAAACAGCCGTGGGCAAGCCTTATCGTGTCCGGGCTGAAAGATATAGAAAACAGGACTTGGAGCTGCCCTAAGAAATACTTAGGTAAGAGAGTGCTGATTCATGCAGCAAAGACCTCAGTTAAGAAGGGATGGAGCGCACTTAACGGAATGCAAATAAAGAAAGTTTCCAAACACAAGGACAAACTTTACGGAGATAATGAAGATTTGCCAAAAGGCGCAATCATCGGCAGCGTCGAGATAGTGGATTGCGTTCAGAATCACCCCTCGCTGTGGGCCGAAAATGGCGTGTGGAACTGGGTGCTGGCTAACCCTATTTTATTCCCCGAACCAATACCGGCTAAAGGCAAGTTATCTTTCTGGGAATATGATAAAATTTCAGAACCTGTGTCTGATGGCGATCATAAAATTTGCATGTGCCGTATATGCGTGGATGAAAAAGTTCAGGTGATGAGTATGGGGAATTATTTTGTATGTAAATATTGCGGTGGACGCTGGTATAAGTAAATCTATAACAAAATGGAATTGAACATTATGGATAAAACGAAATGTATCACTTTCGATCCGGTAGCACAAGAAGCATTGCCGGATCATATTAAGGCTAAAATGAAAGCAGATCGAGATAAAGCCAAATTAGAGGCATATCATAAGCAATGCCCTTGCTGGAACAGTCACAACGATAGTTGCTATGATGATAATTGCTCGTGTGATAGAGATTGTGAGTATATGAAAAGTTTCAATTAAAAAAAATATGAGCCATCAGATAAATATGATTAGTCTATTTACGGGTATCGGAGGTTTTGATTTGGCAGCAGAAACGCTCGATTGGAATATTTTGTTCCAGTCGGAAATAGATGATTACTGTATTCAGGTTCTTAATAAACGATATCCAAATATCCCAAAATATGGAAACATCAATGAAATTGACGCAACAAAATTTGCCGGTTATGTTGACGTTGTGGCCGGAGGATTCCCTTGTCAGCCATTCAGCAATGCTGGGTTGCAGCAAGGCAAAGAAGATCCCCGCTTTCTATGGCCGCAAATGTATCGAGTTATACAAGAATGTAGACCGAACTGGGTCATTGCTGAAAACGTTCTCGGACTTATTAGTAACGCAAACGGATTGGTCTTCGAGCAAGTGTGCACTGATCTGGAACGTGAAGGTTACAAAGTACAACCGTTTGTTATTCCAGCTGCGGGTAAGGACTCTTTTCAAGAAAGGAAGCGAGTTTGGATTGTTGCCTGCCTTGACGGCTTCGGAAGCGAAAAGAATAAAGTTACGTCGGGAGAGCATTTTAAAGCATTCAGACAAACGAAAAAGCAACTACCTGGCTGCGCACATTTCGAGAGCTGGTTTCAATCCGTCCGATATTACTCCGAGTTGGATGGAGTGGTTTATGGGATTCCCAACTGGATGGACAGAACTCATGCCCTCGGAAATGCCATAGACCCACGAATAGCGTACGAGATCTTATTAATAATAGATTATTTGACGAGTAACTAAAAAATAGCGAATCATGATAACGAAAGAACAAGTTAAAGAAATATTGACAAAAAATCCGGCAGGAATTACAAAA